TTCTCCAATAGCCATAAGTTTAAGTTCTCTTGAAAGGTTCTTCATTCGTACCGTTTCGTTATCTGACTTCTGATTAGGAGCCATCAACTGAAGGTAGTCAACGATTACAAAGTCTGGCTTGTACTGGTCAATCTTTCCACGAAGGACAGACGGATTAATCTCTCCACCCTGATCATTTGAAATGATATGGAACTCTGGCTTACCCTGTAGATGCTTAGCATGCCAAGCCTTAAGTGTATCTAGTTCCACATCTCCATTACTTAATTTTCTGTGGGACCAAAGTCCTTCTCCCATAATAGTAAATACACGGTTACGAACTTCTGTCTCTGACATCTCAAGGGAGATTACAAGGGGTGTTCTACCCTGCTTCCAAGCCTGTACAGCGAAGTATAGAGCCATCCATGACTTTCCTATACCTGGGTATGCTAAGAAGACTCCTAACTGCCCTGGCATAATTCCAGATGGAAGATAGTTATCAAACCCTGGAAGGTTAGTCTTAATTCCAACGTGACCTGCTGCTTGTTGTGCCTTTAAATTTTCAAAGTATGCAACTGCTGACTCAAGATCCGTTACATCAATATCACGAATGGATGCAGTATTTTTCTTTAACTCAGAGGTCTGTGTAATTAAATCATTTAATGCAACAGTACCTTGATTGTTTTGAACATTGCTTGCTGCTGACCTTAAAATATCTTTAAGGCTATCGTTTAAGTACTCGCCTTGTAACTCTTCAAGGTGATGCTTAGTTGCTCCAACATTTGCGATGGGGGCAAAGTCTCTAAACTTTTCTGTAACAAGTTCTGCTGGCGGAAGTGACTTATTATTCTCAAAGTATAGTCTGATAAAATTCCAGATATCTCCGTGAGTTCTGAGAAGGTTGTCTACATTTGCTTGCAATAAAACGTGGATCTGCTTGTCTTGAAGAACTGCAGTAATTAGTTTGGACTCTGTGTTATTCACTTAGCCACTCCTTTGCCATTCTTCTACGCTCTGCTCTCTCGTTGTCGTCTTTGCTTTTATCTTTTTGTGCCTGTAAAATCTTTTCTGCATTGTATGCAAAGTAATTCCAAGAAGGATTCTCTGCAACCTTAAAGTAATACTCAAGTATATCGTAACATCCTGAAATCCCATAGGATTCAACTAAGGCATCTGAAGCCCATTGTTCTACGTTTAGATTAAGGGATGGCTTTGATTCGTACCTTGCGGTATGATACTTGCTGTATCTTGAAAGCAAAGCCATGCGGTCTTTGCGTTCTGCCATTATTCGTTAATCTCTGCCTTTGCTTCGTTAATCTTTTCAGTTAACTTGTCTTCAACAAATTTATAAACACGTTCAAAAGCCTGGTCTGGACTCTCTCCATTACGTCTTGAATCAACAACTCCAAGATCAAGTCTTAGCGATTGAAAGTTTCCAAGGTTAAGTGTGTATCCAAGTGTAACGGATACCTTTGTGTCTTCGTTTTCCATTTCATACCCTTCGTTAAATAGACTCGCTCCAAATTGGAACAAACTGTCCGTCTTCTGTTCTTCTATATGTAAGTATACCATCGCCCATTCTTCGTGTCAACTCTTGCTTGCTGGGCGTAATATCATTAGTAATTAGTTTATCTTTTCTTGGCCTACCAATATGGTATGTAGCAAGTATATCACGTATGTCTTTTACTTGTGATTCTGAATAATATGATCTTACTTGAAATCCTCTTGCTCCACCCTTTTGAGATCCCGTGGGAAATGGGATGACTCCTCGTTTCATTAATGATGGCATATATTTTTTATGACGATTAACTAAATCAGCAGTCTCTCTAACGGTGTATGCTCTTTCACGTTTCTTTTTAAAATCAGAAACTAAACAACTTTCAATTTGATCTTTTGTAATATTATAAACAGACATAATACCATTAGACTTATTTAAATGATGCACCCTAACAAGGTCACCATTTAAAAACCAAACTTTTTTATTCCCTGGTATTACAGGGAGGACATTGTAGCCTTCGCTCTCAATACTTCCTTTTTTAGTAGCCATGATCCCTCCGCAGAATTTTCTGGTTGGTTATAAAAATTTCTTGATCCACAGGAAATACAATAAGTTTCAAGGTGGCCAACTGTGCTGTACTGTCTATCTAAAAACATCCTTCCGCTACATCTCTTACACTTTAACATTAATTAGGAACACCAATAATAATAAGATTAACATTTGTTGTGACCAGACCAGAAGCATTAAATCTTACAGATATGTCTACTCCAGAAGTTGTTGGTTCCCCTAAAACTAAAGAAACATTATTCCCAACATCTGTTGCTCCTGCATTTACCACTGTAGCCGTTACAATTGGAGGAAATTTAAACTCATTAGCAAAATTTGAAGTAACCTTTATTTCATTACCAGCCAAAACATTTTGGCCACTATTTGTAATTTTTTCAATTTTGGTTAAAATTCTAACATCTGTTACTTTTTTATTTTGTGGGCCAAGGTCTTTTGTGGCAATAGAGACATAGTTAAATCTTGACGCCTGTGTTTCTTTTGATAGGTCGTTTACTGCTTGTGCCAGTCTAGAGATATATGTTACATCTAGTGGTTGTCCACGCTCAGGTAAGGGAATTATTGCCATAGTGTATTAATTATACCATTAAACCGATATCGGATTCGAAGTAAAGTAATCGTTGTCTTCTGAATAAACCTTTGGGTAGGTGCTTCTGTGTAGAGACACTAATAGGCTAGATACTGATTCTGGAATAATAGTTTTATACTGATTCGTAAATGTAGTTTCCATATACTTCCAGTCTGCAGTTCCGTACTTAAAATAAATATCATACGATACAACTATCTGGTCTCCATTACTTGCCCATACCATATCTACAACTCTATTTGTTACAGAAACAGAGCATTCTATTGGAAGTACTGGCTCAACAGACAATGAATAGTAAGGTGACCACTGAGAGTATCTGTTTTTATCGTTAGACACAATCCTGTATCGTACAGAATACTTATTTGTTTTACCATTAAAGGAAGGTAGGTCTGCTTTTGTAACTGTAGCCTTTTTTATTCCTTGGTCAGCCATTAGACAACATCCAATCCAAATCTAAACTCAATGTGGTTTGTAGTGTTTGGAAGTTTTATAATTGGTTTTGATTCTGTATTTTTTATAATTGAATAGCCAGTTAATCCATATAGTGGATTTGAAGATGTAGTATTTTCTAATCTTAATGCGTCAAGACAAACATAGTAGTCGTCAGAGACTGCTCCATCTTTTATTACTGATACATAAAATTTTACTACATTGACAACGTTCCAAGTAAACCCAGAACTCTTAGTCAACTCTTCAAACTTTTTAACAGATACAAAATATCTTCCTGTAGCAAAATCTACATCTAAATCAGAATCTTTTATAACTGTTTCAAATCTTGCATACTGACTAGTATTCTCTGGATCAAGGCCAGTGTTATGAACATCTCCTTGAGCAAACTCTAACATTATTCTTATTTCATCTGGCTGGACATCAGACTCACCTTCTTTATTTATTAAAGAAAATGCCAAACGTATATCGTCTAGCGGTGATGCATTGTCAAAATCTAGTGATGCTCCAGTTAAATGTATATGATTACCTGAAGCAATCTGAAGTTTTCCGTCGGACAGCACATTGATAGTTGACATGTCTCCACGTATGGCCACCATGTTATTTAAAAATCTACACCTTTCTCCCCTTGCCTCACGCTTTGAAGTAGTAAAGATTGGGTTATTTGCATTTGTTTGAAAAGCAATTTCTGTTTTATTTATAACGTTATTTCCTGAGTTCAGTTCGGCTTCATAGGAAGGTATCGATGCTGGCTGACCTGTTCCATGATACTGCCAATTTTCTTCAGAACTAAAAGAAAAGATTGTTCTACTATCGTTTGATCCTGCAGAAGGGTTTGAACCTGCCGAGTAAACCCCTACCTCTGTTATCTCATACCTTTCTAAAGTTGGTAGTTCTGCTGTAAAAACAATCTTATTAATATTGTTTTCATTTACATACCCTCTTGAGGTTATTGGTACACGAAACATTTCAAAATCTAATCTTTCTTTATTGTCAAAACTGTAGGACATAGTACCGTTAGGACTTAAATCTTCTTGTGTAATAGCAACTCCTGTATAGGCAAATGAAACAGTGTTGGTTGTAACCTCTGTCACGTTATGGGATCCATTTAGTCTTATGTCTACCCCAGATACATAGACTCTTGAGCCAACTATAAATTTATGCGTTGGCACAGTTAATGTTGCTTTTGTTGTAGATGCTAACTTTTTTGTTACCGAAAATGCTAGTTTTGAAACTGGTTTTGCTCCACAACCAATGGCAATATAAGAAGCATACGCGGGTGCTTGCCCCACAAGATACTTTGCCAAGATTGCTTGACCTGTATTAGTTATCATTTTTAAACCTCACTAAGGATCAATTGTATCATCAAAAGTCTCCTCCTGGCTAAGTATTTCT